GGAATCAAGATGTTCTGTGACTGATATGAACCACTGAAGTCATATCCCCATTTCACAGTCAAATATTGGTTTGATCCACCAACAACACTGACATTGATGCGCTTCAACAAGCTAGAAACTGCTGGTTGTCCAAGGTCTGCATAGTTGGTGTAATACTGCATCCTATAGGTAGTGGTGCTATCTGTATAACCAGTGTAGGTTCCCAGATAACCAGTTTGCCCAAGATACAAAGTTCCATCTTGCTTACACAAGAAACTCTTTGGTTGAATGTTGTCCCAAGTCGTTACCCTGGCAGACCCATCCTGCAATGCTGCTTTCATGTCAAAGCAATACACAGTCTTCAGAACAGGGAAAGTCAGCAAGTAAATGGCATCAAGGGATGAATAAACGCCCTTCATGTTGGCAAGAGTCTCACTTGCCATACCTGTGATGATGTCGTTTCTGACATTCTTAGACAGGTCACGCAAAGGTGCAGACTTCTCTTGAATGGTTCTTAGGACACTGCGAACACCAGTTTTAGACAGGAAAATCAAGTCTGTACCAGTATATGCAACTGTGTCTCTACCAACACATCCAATGCCAACAATGGTGTCGTACAAGGACATGGTTGCTGGGTCATTAGCACCCGTATAAACAATAATGTTGTTGTTGCCAAAGATGAACAAGAAGTTATTGTGGGCAGCAATCGCAACAATGCTATCTCCACCTTTAGGCCACACACTTGTTACATCTAGGCTGCCTGATGAACCACCAGTGTATGAAGCAAATGCCTTGAGGTCAGAAAACTGAATTGTTACCTTGTTTGTCGTTGTATTGGCATTCCACAAACGACCCCAGGCAGACAATACACAATTACCCTTGGTGACTGTCCCAGAGTAAGTGCCACTCTCAGAAATTCTCTTGTATACAGTTGTTGAGGCAGACGGATCAAAATACATTGGGTCATGTCCCAACTGGAACATCACCATCACGCCATTTAGATTGGCAAACTGCCAGTTACTATCAGTGATTGTTGGGGCAGTGCCACCACCACCATAGGTCAGTGTCACCAAAGATGATCCACTGAGTTTGAATATCTTATTATTTCCTGCCAACAGTGTGTAGGAAGTGCCATCAAGAGTAATCAACTCTCCAATGGCTTTAATGTCGTTTGAGGCCAAGTCTGTATTGAGAGATGAGTTGACCTTTGTCCAACCTTTGCGAGAACCAACCCGACCATACTGGTCAATCACACAATTGTTGGCAACAAGTGCAAACCCAGCCGCTAAATCAAGCGAACTGTCTTGTGTGTTAAGGCCGTAGAACCCTGGGGCGGTAACGGCAAAAGTTTGAACTTGTTGAGCCATTAGACAGCCTCAAAAGCATCATTCTCTGGTGAACGAGCCAACTCCAGGGAAACTAGATCAGCAAGAGAGGCTTTATACAAAGCATAAGCCTCAGAACTTGTCATGCCACCATCCTCACCACGCTCAACCAATGCCCGTGACAAAGCACCCAAAACAATAGGCTCATAACCCAACTTAGTGGTGTCACTGTCACTTACCATGTTGGTTTCAGGAACAACTAAAGCAAACCTCAAGTTGTATACACCATCAGGGTTAGGCCACAGTTTCACGCCCATGTCGCCATTGGAGTTCACGCCTTCCAGCACATAGTTTTCAGGAAAGGCAGAAACAACTGTTGGAGTTGTGTAGGTGTAGTTATTCCACTGCTCGTGGCTGATTGGGGTCAGATTGTAATAACGCGAGGTGTTAATAACATTGATGACCTTGAACCGAATACCAGCACCAGTAAGGGTATAGCCAGTTTGCTGACCACCAACAGTGGTTATGGTGACTGCAGTATTGAAGGCATCCCAATCGTAAGAATCAGCAACTTGACGCTTGGCATCGTTGATGTACTTACCAACAAGGGTAGAAACGACATTTTCGTTAACAGTGGTGACTTGGGGCATACGCATACGCACCAAAACATCGTTAACCATATCCAAGAAGTTTGCCAAAGCCATAGCTTATCCCTTTGCTTTATTTCGCTTGGAGATCGCCGCCGCTTTAGCTCTTGCGTCTTCTTTTGAGGATGCACCCCAGGCATTGAGACTTAGAAGCAACCTTGTGGGTTTTCCTTCCTTCATCTCAGGCCCAGGCATATTGCCCATTCTCGCCAAGAAGCTGGCTCTGCGAGGATTGTCACCTGATTTAACTGGAGGCTTGAGATTACCGCCAGTTGCAGCATTATAAGACGCTCGACCCTTTTCGTTCAAGCCCCCCGCCTTATTTTGACCTTCTTTTCGAGTCCAAGCGGCAGATTTCATCTTATTTACCCTTCATGGGTTTCTTTGCAGTTTTGGCAGATTGTTTAAACGCCATAGCCGTAGGTGCGCCCTTGGTTCCAGGCTTACGCATCTTTTCACCAGAACCAGCTGCAATCCTGGCTTGTTTTGCATGAATGTTGGCATAAAGCCCAGGTTTAGTAGCCATACATCTTTTTCTTTGGCTTAGATTTACCAGCTTCAGATAGGGCAATCGCCACCGCCTGTTTCTGAGAAGTGACCATTGGCCCCTTTTTAGAACCAGAGTGCAACTTGCCAGCCTTCCATTCGGTCATTACTTTGACAATTTTATCTTTTGCTTTTCCTGCTTTCATGGTGGCTCCTTATTTAAACCATTTCAACAAATACAAGGTGTTTTGGTACAACGCAACGATTTCATCAATCTTGTTTTGCAAGGCAGTCTCAGTGCGAGGCACAATCTGCTGACGATTAGACTCAATCCAATCCATCTGTTGCTGGATGACCTCAGTAATCGTACCCTTGTACTCATTGCCAAGCATAGGAATGTCTAAATCCATGCCGTATCGACCTTGCCACTGTTGAGCAAAATCGTCTGCCAAAGGAACAATTGCTTCATAAAACTCGTTCAAAGTCTTATGTTGTGAATAAATCCTAGTCTTCAGGTGGATCATGTGTGCGACTGTTCGAGCCGCAAACAACAATCCTACAAACTTGCCAGCAACAGTTGAGTTAGCCATTTCAGTTCATCACTTTCACAGTAATGGTTCCAGAAGTGTATGCAGTCACATTGGCACGAACATACTTGGGAGCATTTTCCAGGATAATCATGCCATCAACAGTCAAGGCAGAGCTAATGGTTACAAAGTTGGTTCCATCCAAGCTACCTTGGAGAGCCACAGTACCAACAGTGATGCCGCTGACTTGCATGAACAATGGGCCACCATCAGAACCAATGGCTCTTGATGCACCAGTGGCAGTAACAGCGTTTAAAAGGGTTGTGGGTTGCGATTGAGCAGTCATTTTTAATCCTTGGTGATTGGCCCACCAGATTTCCAAGCATCACAAGTACGGGCCGCTGCACAAGTGAAATGAAATAACTCACAGAACCCCAGATTGGCGGCATCTATGAATTGTTGATCGTATGAGAGTTCTTTTTCAGACTCGTTTGCTTTCTCCAAACCAGACTTGATGCACTCCATCATCTTTGGCGTTTGGATAAAAGCTGCACAGTTACCGCAACGCATGGACTTGACCACATCAGTTGGAGCGTTGTACATCTTTGCCTTCTTCAACCAGAAAGCATCATTAGGTTCTTCTGGGTTGGGAGGCCCATACCCATACTCTTTAAAAGCATGATTCCTGTTCTTCAGGTTAGTTGATACATCCTGAGTTGGCAGGGGACAAATAGAACCTGAGAGCAAGCCTTTCATTTCATCAGCCTTTCAGCAACATAAGTGACTATGGCACCAACAGTGGATGCAATGGTCATTCCCATCCAGAATCCACCCTTACTCTTGTTTGCCAACTCAAGCAAAGCCTTCACATCTTGGCTCAAACTGTGAACTTCATTCTGGAGAGCCTGAACTTGAGCCTCCAGTTTTCCAAAATCTCTAGCGTCTATATCAGACATTTGCAACTTTCCTTGGGCGACCCATGCGCCGAACAACGGGGGCCATAAAAGCGGTATCTTTACGCACTGCGTCAGGTGAATAGTCTTGATCTTGCTCTTTTTCTTCTTCATCAACACGAACATAACCAGCATGACCCCTCATGGACGCAATGTCATGGGCCAAGGTAAATGTCACAGTGTTTCCTGATTGCAAACAGCGAAAAGTTGCCATCTATTAACTCCAAAATGAAGAAAGGGGGGATAAACCCCCCAATCTTTAAGTGATAGTCCGAACAACCACAAGACGAATCTTGCAAGATGCCAAGTCTACTGTGCCACCAGATTCGTTTTGAACACGAATACTGACAACACTAGCGGCACTGACATAAGCGGTAACGCTCAAGCCAGCTTCATCAACGGCAAAAGAGCAACCAATAACCATGTCACCCAACTTCACGCCAGGAACGGCAACAGTATCGGTTTCACCCGCACCATCTACCAAAGAACCAGCGTCAAGCGTTGCGGAAACTTGCCATGTGTCGCTAAAAAGCCCACGAAAAGAGTCGTTGTCTTGACTAACAACAACAGCGGTAGCAGCAGCCATTTGTTTTCTCCTAGATTACAAGTTAAAAAAGACCCCCCCCGCGAAGGAGGGGGGCAACTGCAATTAGGCAGGAACAGCCAAAGCGAAGGCCGCGCTAGAGGTTGCAGCACCAACAGTAGCAGCAGTACGCAATGCCTTCACACCATAAATGGT